AGGTGGTGCTGTAACTGGTAAGGGTGCTGACCTGCTCATTATAGATGACCCACATTCAGAACAAGAGGGTGCAAGTTCTGATATCAATGTTTTTAATAGAACCTACGAGTGGTACACATCAGGTCCTCGTCAGCGTTTACAGCCTAAAGGTTCAATCGTTGTAGTGATGACTAGATGGCATCAGAAAGACCTTACAGGTCAAGTAGTTGATGCTAGCATTAAAAGAGGCGGTGCAGACCAGTGGGAAGTTATAGAACTTCCTGCCATTTTGCCTTCGGGTTCTCCTCTATGGTCTGAGTTTTGGAAGCTAGAAGAATTACAAGCTCTCAAAGCTGAACTGCCTGCATCTAAGTGGATGGCTCAATACCAACAAGACCCAACTGCTGAAGAAGGTGCATTAGTAAAAAGAGAGTGGTGGAAAGAATGGAAGTACACAGAACCCCCTACCTGTGAGTTTATTATCCAATCTTGGGATACTGCGTTTCTTAAAACACAACGAGCAGACTATTCAGCGTGTACCACTTGGGGTGTCTTTTATAAAGAGAACGAAGAAGGTCAGTTTGTGCCTAATGTTATTTTATTAGACGCATATAAAGAAAGGCTTGAATTTCCTGAATTAAAGAAAGTAGCGATGGAGAAGTATCGTGCTTATAGTCCTGATGCCTTTATCATTGAAGCTAAGGCTGCTGGTATGCCTCTTATCTTTGAGTTAAGGCAAATGGGTATCCCAGTTCAAGAATACACTCCTAGCAGAGGTAACGATAAGATATCAAGGGTTAATGCAGTATCAGACTTATTTGCATCTGGAGTTGTTTGGAGTCCTGCTACTAGATGGGGTGAAGAGGTTATAGAAGAGTTTGCAGCTTTCCCTAACGCAGAACATGACGATTTAGTAGATAGCAGTACGCAAGCACTATTAAGATTTAGACAAGGTGGGTTTGTTCCTTTGCATACAGATGAAGAAGACGAACCTTTAGAACACAACAGAGTTGCAGATTATTACTAGGAGTTTACATTGGCAATAGAAAACAATAGACCATTTACACCTCCTGAAGGTTTAGATGAGCTTGATACAGATGAAGGTCAGATAAGTATTGCTGTAGAAAATCCTGATTCAGTAGCTATATCTACTGAAGATGGGGGGATGATTATTGATTTTGACCCCAAAGAAGATACTCCTGATGAAGAGTTTGGAAGTAACTTAGTTGAATTTATAGACGAGAATGAATTAGAGAAAATAAGCTCGGAGTTAGTTTCTGCGTTTAATATGGATAAAAATTCTCGTAAAGAGTGGGAAGAAACTTATACTAAAGGCTTAGACCAACTAGGTTTAAAGATAGAAGAACGCACACAGCCTTGGAATGGAGCATGTGGTGTGTTTCATCCTATGCTATCTGAAGCAGTAATAAGGTTTCAGTCACAGGCAATTTCAGAGATATTTCCACCTCAAGGACCAGTTAAGACAAAGATTGTCGGTAAAATAACCGATGAAAAAGAAAAACAATCTATAAGAGTTCAAGATTACATGAACTATTTGCTGACTTATGAAATGTCAGAATATAGAACAGAAACGGAGAAACTTTTATTTTCTTTACCTTTGGCAGGTTCTGCTTTTAGAAAAGTTTATTATGACCCAACACTAGGAAGACCTAGTGGAATATTTGTTCCTTCTGAAGATGTGGTTGTTAATTATGGTGCAAGTGATTTAGAAACTTGTGAGAGAGCAACCCATGTGATGCGTAAGTCTGCTAACGATATACGCAAGATGCAAGTAAATGGTTTTTATAGAGATATAGATTTATCTGATGCTGAGAATAACTATTCTGAAGTTCAAGAAAAATACAATGAACTGACAGGTGAAATGGATAATGGCAAGTATGATAAAAGACATACGCTGTTAGAAATGCAGGTAAACCTTGATATTAAAGGTTTTGAAGATAAGTCGAATGGTATGGCTACAGGCATACAACTCCCTTATGTAGTAACAATGGATTATCCAAGCGGTACTATATTAAGTATTCGTAGAAACTTCTATGAAGATGACCCACAGAAAAAACGTAGAACACACTTTGTTCACTATCAGTACCTACCAGGATTAGGTTTCTATGGGTTTGGTTTAATACACATGATTGGTGGATTAGCTAAATCTGCTACCAGTTTATTAAGACAACTTGTTGATTCAGGAACATTAGCTAACCTACCTGGTGGTTTAAAATCTAGAGGTCTTAGAATTAAAGGTGATGATACACCTATCATGCCTGGTGAATTTAGAGATGTTGATGTACCTGGTGGTGCTATAAAAGACAATATTACTTTCTTACCTTATAAAGAACCAAGTCCTACTTTATATCAGCTACTTGGAAATATAGTAGAAGAAGGCAGGCGTTTTGCTAGCATATCTGATGTAAAGGTTAGTGACATGAATAGTCAAGCACCTGTTGGAACAACCTTAGCTTTACTAGAAAGAAACATGAAAGTGATGAGTGCAGTGCAAGCAAGACTTCATGCTTCCATGCGTAAAGAGTTTGATATCTTGGTTGGTGTTGTAAAAGACTTTGGAGAGCCTTCTTATCCTTATGAAGTTGAAGAGGATGAAATGGTTAAGAAGTCTGACTTTGATTCTAGGATTGATATTATACCTGTATCAGACCCCAACGCTGCTACGATGTCACAAAGAATTATGCAATATCAGGCAGCATTTCAGTTGGCTCAAACTGCTCCTGAAATGTACGATATGCAAGAGTTACACAGACAAATGCTTGAAGTATTAGGTATTCAAGATGTAGATAATATCGTGCCTGATAGTGACGATGTGTTACCTGTTGACCCTGTAACTGCGGTACAAAATTTAATTAACAATAAACCAGTTAAAGCATACGATTTCCAAGACCATGATGCTCACATACAAACAGTAGCATCTGCTCAAGAAAATCCAGAGATAATTTCACTTGTAGAAAAATCTCCAAATGCTCCTTCTATATTGGCATCAGCATCTGCCTATATTAATGAGCACTTGACAATGAAGTATAGACAACAAGTTGAAGAAGAACTCGGTATAGAACTACCACCTATGGGTGAGCCTATTGCACCTGAAATAGAGGCTAGAATAGGTAAGCTAGTAGCTGAGGCTTCCATGAGGGTTACTGAAAAAGCTAGAATGGATGCAGAACAAGAACGTATCAATCAACAGCAACAAGACCCAATCGTACAAGCTAAACTACAAGAAGTTGCTACTAAACAAGCAGAGGTACAACGTAAAGCTAATGCTGATGCAGCCAGATTACAACTTGCTGCTGAAAAACAAAGAACACAAGCAGAACTTGAAAGAGAGAAACTTCAAGTTGAAGTTGCTAGCACATTGCTAGAAGAAGAAAGAAAAAGCAATAAGCAAGCAGCAGAGGAATTTAAAACAGGTATTGACATAGCTAAAGAAGTAATGGATGATGTCAATACGAATGAACAATGACATCAAAGAGCAATCACTTTCACAATTTCTGAAAAAAAAGCTCCGAGATGTTATGAATGAACATGCAGACCATTTGGCTACAGGAAGTGTTCAAGACTTTGCTGAGTACAAAAGGATGTGTGGAATAATCGAGGGTTTAGCTCTCGCAGAAAGAGAAATGCTGGACTGGTTAGAACAGCATATCAAGGAATAGGAACTCGACACCTTATGTCGTGCAAAATATGAAAGAGGCAATTAAACAACCTAAAAAAGTAGAAAAGCCAGAGGAACTGCAAGATGACAATAAAAGTCAACTTCCAGAACCAAAGGGTTATCGCATCTTAGTCGTGATGCCACAAGCTGATGAAAAAACAGAAGGTGGTATTGTCAAGGCTAGTCAAACAATTAAAGATGAAGAGGTAAGCAATATCTGTGGATATGTCTTAAAACTTGGTCCTGATTGTTATAAAGATGAAAGAAGATTCCCTAGTGGTCCTTGGTGCAAACAAGGCGATTGGGTTGTTTTTCGTGCTTACTCAGGCACAAGAATGAAAATGTATGGTAAAGAGTTTCGTATTATTAACGATGACACTGTGGAAGCAGTTGTCGAAGACCCTACAGGAGTAGTTAGAGCATGAGTGAACAAACAGTAGAAACTGCTATTGAGACAGAATTTAAACCTAATGCTGATGGCAACTTAGAGCCACAAAGCATGGAGGACAAATTTTTTGGTGTAAAAACTGAAATACCTACTAATAAAGATTCTGAAGAATTAAAAGTAGAAGTGGTTGATGATATACCTGAAGAGGATAGAAGACCGCCAAAACAAGAGGTTCAAGAAGAACAATCTGTTGATGACGATACTGTAGATAAAGAAATAGCAGATTACAGCAAACGTGCTGGTGATAGGATTAATAAAATTAAGTATGAATATCACGAAGAACGTAGAGCAAAAGAACAGGCTCTAAGAGAACAAAAAGAAGCTGTCACTAGATTACAAACCTTAATGGCTGAGAATCAAAAGATGCAAGCCATGATAGAACAAGGTGGTCAAGTTTTAAATCAACAGGCACAAAACAGTGCACAGTGGGCAAAATTAAACGCACAAGAGAAGTTTAAAAAAGCCTACGATGAAGGTAATGCTGATGACATGGCTAAAGCACAAGAAGAGCTTGCTAAAGCTACACTAGCAGAACAAGGAGCTAGTCAGTATTCACAACAACTGCAAAATGAGGTAGCACAACAGTTTGTAAGTCAAGCTCCTCAAGCACAACAGTTAGACCCTGCTATGGAAGCATGGTCACAAAAAAATCCTTGGTTCATGGGTCAAGACCCTGCACATAAGCAAATGACATCGTATGCTATGTATGTGGACCAAAAGCTACAGTCTGAAGGTATCGACCCTGTTGCACAACAGGAAAAATATTACAGCACTGTAGATGCAGAAATGCGTAAACAGTTTCCAGATTTCTTTGGTGTTTCTCCACAAGTGGAAGAAGCACCTGTAGAAAAAACACAACAACCAACAAATGTTGTAGCACCAGCATCGAGGTCAACTGGTGATAATAATAATCCTCGCAAAATAGTATTGAGTCAGACGCAAGTTAAGCTAGCACGACAACTTGGTATAACGCCTGAACAATATGCAAAACAATTATTACAGGAGTCCTAAATGGAAAACGATAATGTAAATACAGAGTCTTCAACAGAAGAACAAGTGCGTACCCCTAGGGAAAGTGAAAACCGAGAGGTTACCCAACATACTCAAAGTTGGGAAAATCCATCTAATTTACCAAGTCCAAATCCCCAAGATGGTTGGGTTTTTAGATATATTAGAACAAGTTTATTAGGTAATTCTGATAATCCTAATGTGTCTAGAAAATTCCGTGAAGGCTGGATTCCAGCTAAAGCAGAAGACCATCCTGAACTACAAGTGATGATGGACCACAAATCTGAATGGGCAGATAAAGGACATATAGAAATAGGTGGACAATTATTATGCAAAATGCCAGCAGAGAAAGCGAAAGCTAGAGATGAGCACTTTAGAAATATGGCTCAAAATCAAATGGAATCTGTTGACAATGTATATTTTAAGGACCAAGATTCAAGGATGGCTACAAAACAAGTGTTTGAGAGAAAATCAAAAACAACATTTGGTAGAGATTCTTAGTCTTGGATTAGTAATTGTTTTAAATTAGGAGACTATTATGGCTTCAACAGCTAGTCCTCATGGTGCTAGACCTGTAGGTTCATTAGTGTCTTGTGCATACAATGCTAAAATTACACACTACAAAATCAAAAATGCTTTTGGCACTTCCATTTTTTATGGAGATTTTGTAAAGTGGGCAGACGATAATCCAAATACCACAATCCAAAAGGATACTGGTACTTCTTCTGCAACACCTATTGGTGTATTTTTAGGATGTGCATACACTGACCCTACAACTGGTCAATTTACACCAAATCAATATTACCCAGCATCAACTGCTGCGGATGATATCGTTGCGTATGTTGCGTCTGACCCATTTTTGGTAATGCAGATGCAATCAGACGAAGCACTTACTCAAGATGACTTGGGTAAAAATGTCGGAATCGTACAAACTGCTGGTTCTACCACAATCGGAACTAGCAAAAATGCGGTTGACGGAAGCACAGCAGCTACCACTAATACACTACCATTAAAGATTGTCGATTTTGTCGATGGTCCTGATAGTGCTATAGGTGATAGCTTCACTGATGTATTGGTGATGTTCAACGTAGGACATCAGTTACTTAACACAACAGGCATAGGCTAGGAGTAAATTATGGCTATTTCAAGAGCTAATGAGCTTAAACAACTCCTTCCAGGTTTAAATGCTTTGTTTGGAGAAGAGTACAACAACTACGAGAATGAGCACGAAGAAATTTATACAACTGAGAACTCTGAAAGAAGTTTTGAAGAGGAACTCAAGTTGTCAGGTTTCGCTGCTGCTCCAGTAAAAGATGAAGGTGCGTCTATATCTTTTGATACAGCACAAGAGTCTTTTGTTGCTCGTTACACCCATGAAACTATTGCTTTAGGTTTCTCAGTTACTGAGGAAGCAATGGAAGATAATCTTTATGTAAGTTTATCTGCCAGATATACTAAAGCATTAGCTAGAGCAATGGCTTACACTAAGCAAGTCAAAGCTGCTGCACCATTGAATAATGGGTTTACAAACAGTTTCCAATCTGGAGACGGAGTAAACTTATTTACTGCTGATGGTGATGGTGTAACAGGTGGTGATGGTCACCCTCTAGTATCTGGCGGTAAGAACTCTAACAGACCAGCCACAGGTGCAGACTTGAATGAAACATCTTTAGAAGATGCAGTAATTCAAATCAGCAAGTGGACTGATGAAAGAGGTCTTAAAATTGCAGCTAGACCTAGAAAGCTGATTGTACCAACTGACTTACAGTTTGTTGCTACTCGTCTTCTAGAAAGTGAGTACAGAGTTGGAACTGCTGACAACGATATTAATGCAGTCAGAAGCAATGGTGTGATTCCAGAAGGCTACGCAGTTAATCATTATTTAACTGATACTAATGCTTTCTTTATCACAACTGATGTGCCTGATGGCATGAAGCATTTTGTCAGAAGTCCAATGACTACAAGCATGGATGGAGAC